AATGCAATTGACTGAATTGAAAGAAATGTTGAAATCCCATGATTGGTACTACTCGTACTCAGATGACCAACGTTATTACAAACGTGGTATGGTCGAACGAGAACGTATCGAGGCCGAGATCGAGAGACTCACTGCGGAAGGTTTCCGCGCTGAAGCCTGCGCTCTATATAATGAGATGAAACCATCTGACTTTTTTGAGAAGGAGTAGTCATGTATCCAAGACGTAGACTTAAAGAAGGTGAATCGTGGAGTGATTATCTTAAAGAGATAGAGGACACATATTACTCATATTACGGGCAGTATGGTCATACATTTAGTAAATGTGGTAAGTATCATGCTGACCGAAACACTACTACGTATGAACGTGGTATCGATGATTGGGGTGAAATACTCTATGTTCAACACAAACTGGAGATGAAGAGAAGGTATCATGATAAAAAGTAAGTATCTCCACTACTACATGGACATCGCGAAGAGGACCGCAGAACTGTCCACAGCGCGAAAGAAAAAAGTCGGTGCGGTTATCGTCAAGGATGATCGCATCGTTTCTGTAGGCTACAATGGCACCCCTTCTGGATGGGATAACAACTGCGAAGAGTGGAGACCTAACGAGGGTGTACACTTCGATGTGCCAGGCGAAGACATGGACATCTATGGTGATTGGCATACCAAGGAAGAGGTTCTTCACGCAGAGGCAAATGCAATCACTAAACTTGCACGGTCGACTGAGTCGGGTGAAGGTGCAACGTTGTTCTGTACACATCTACCGTGCATCGAGTGTGCAAAACTGATTTATCAGACTGGCATAAATACTGTCTACTATGATGAAGAATACGTAGCATCAAGAGGTAGTGGTAAAGAGTTTTTAGAGAAGTCTAACGTTCATTTGGAGAAACTATAATGGCAAAACCTGAATGGAAACAGATTTTACTTATGTGTATTCTTGTCCCGCTTGCTTTAGTGTGGGATATTGTGTATACTATTATCAGTTGGATCTATAAAGGTGCAACTTGGATTGATGAAAACGGTGGAGCTTACGTCGACAAAGTATTACGCTAATGAATATATTTTATCTTGATCCTGATCCTATAGTATGTGCTCAACAACATGTCGATAAACATGTTGTCAAAATGATTATTGAATATGCACAACTTATGTCAACCGCTCATCGAGTTTTGGACGGTAAGGAGTGGATGGGACGATCAATCACCGGTCGTAGTGTCAAACGGTGGTTCCATCCAGATGCGTCAATGAATGAATATCTGTATAAAGCGTGTCACGTAAATCATCCATCTGCGAAGTGGGTTCGCGAATCTAGAGCCAATTACAATTGGTTATATGAACTATGGATCAACTTGTGTGATGAGTATACTCATCGATACGATAAGGAACATGTCACTCGAACAAAACTAGAGTACTTTCTTTTATTGTCTCCAATGAATATACCAGATGAACCTTTTACACAACCAACGCCAGCCATGTCACAATACCCTCACTGCATTGTTGAGGGTGACTCAGTCACTTCGTATCGACAGTTTTATTGGGAAGATAAATATCACTTCGCGAAGTGGACTAAACGAGATATACCAAAATGGTGGAGAAAGTATGAGTGGAAAAGGAAGCAAGCCGAGACCTTTGGCGGTGGATCAGAAAACGTTTTCTGATAACTGGGATAAGATATTCGAATCAGAGAATCCTTTAGAAAGACCTTTCGATATGTGGCGACACGAGTGTGCAAAGGAACGCGTAGTGTTGAACGTCGAGAAAGGCAAAGCATGTAATTGGTGTGGTCAATTTGAAGATGGGAGTTTCGATTGAAAATTGTAATTGCGGGTTATGGTCCAGTAGGACAAGCTGTTGAGAATGTATTGAAAGATCATCGAAGTGTTGATCTCTATATTGATGATCCATATAAGGAAAAAAACTTTCCTGAAGACTTGACTGACACCGTAGATGGTGTTATAATATGTGTTGCAACTCCTGCTGAAGATAGTGGTTTATGTGACACATCTAATGTCGCAGATGTCTTTGAGAAATACGGTAACACCAAGTATCTCATTAAGAGTGCGGTTATACCGACATTCCTTGAGGACTATCCTGAGTTGGATATCACTGTGTCACCAGAGTTCCTTGCGAGTTCTAATGCAAATCGAAATCCTATTGAAGAGTTTCGTTTTCAGACGTTTGCCATCTATGGTGGTGGTTCAATGAGATTCTGGCATGAGTTGTTTAAACCGGTACTACCTTGTTTAAATGAGGTCAAGTTCTGTTCAAGAAATCAAGCGGCATTTGCGAAGTACGTAGAAAACACCTTCCTTGCGATGAAGGTCACGTTCTGGAATCAGATGTATCGCATCTACAATGATCTTGAATATGAAGATTTTGATGTGATGGTTGATGCAGTGGGTGTTGATCCTCGTATTGGAACAGGACATGCACAGGTACCAGGCCCCGATGGTAAGTTCGGGTTCGGTGGTCATTGTCTGCCCAAGGATGTAAATGCTTTACTTAACATGGCGTACAAAGACACTGATACCGACTTTCTTGAATCCTTACTCAGAGTGAATGGAAAATATCGTAATGACAACGTTTAAGACAAATATTAAACCGACCAAGAAAAAGAAAAAACCCGTAATTAGAAAAAGAATTAAAACTCTGGTGCCACCACCAGATTGGGATCTGTTGAAAAAGGCAGAGACCGAAGAACAGATGTTACACGCATTCGATGAGTGCGAGACCTTTGTACACTATGAGGTCACAGAACGCGAGTACCTACACTCGATGAAGAAGTGGATACGTGATCATAGTGGTTGGGGTATAAAGAACGTCACTGCACTTCCAGACGTATATCTGTTGGGTGTTGCGAAACATGGATGGAAGGCCATTCGACTAGGGTTCATGCCCAACAAGTACGCAGAGAGTCTAAGAAAGATTCTGGTACCCTTGTACGAAAAGGTAGACGTGATCCGTGATCGTATGAACTACGAACCACCTATTCACCCTTCAATTCAGAATTTAGAAGACGACCACAAGTTGCATCCCGAAAAAGTCAAACAGTGGATCACTGCGTGGAAAGAAAACAAAGACCCCATATCCAAACAGTATGTCAAACATATGCAAGTCTATCTGCGATCTGGAGTGTGGTTAGATGATCAGTACGGTTTGAATCGCGACAAGGTAGCAACACCATACTCAGTTGCTCTTGCATATGACAAGGACGGTTTTGCAAAACGAACCAAGGGTGTTTTCTATCCGGACTTGGGGCGCGTATGGAAATAAGAGATGACTCTGAACTTCAAAACTTGGTGATGACCAAGAAACGTTTTCAGGGAATGATTGAACTGACTGTCAAAGATCTTTCTTTAAACTACTTGGACTCTATTGTTTATCTTTGTGAGAAACATGGCATTGATGTTGAAGACGTGAAGAAATATATCAGTCCCGTAATCAAAGATAAGTTGGAAGCTGATGCGAAACGCCTTAGATACATTCAGGGCGGAGACACAGAACTACCCATTGACTAAACGACGTGCACTACTCACCTATGGCACTGACTTCAGTGCACCCCGTATCGATCTGCCTGACACCAAATTGTTTCAGACAGAACGGGGTTCCCTTGCACGTAATTATTTTGAGAACAAACTAGAGTTACTGAATCAGGAGTATCAGAACCTAGTGGAACTCGCGAAACTTAACGAGGCACTCTACAATGCGAACTACAACTTTGTTCCCCGCGTGGGTGTCACGTACCATCTTTACCGGTTGCATACCGGTGAGACTATCCTGAGTCTGATTGAACCTGAACGTTGGGATCAAGAGTTCTTGGGATCTTATGTATATACTGCTGACTCTGTTTGGAAACCGCTTGAAATCACTGAATAGTTTTGGTACTATATACTATGTCGGGTTATACGTTCCGACACACATACACTTAAATACACTGTTTATACGAGGAAACTCATATGTCTTTTGCAAATCTAAAACGCAACCGTAACAACATCGCTGACTTGGTTGCAGCAGCAAACCCCGAAACCAAATCTGATAAGTCATCATACGTCGATGATCGAAAGTGGAAGCCTACTGTCGACAAGGCGGGTAATGGTTATGCAGTGATTCGATTCTTGCCAGGCAAGGATGGTGAAGTACCATTCGTGCGATACTGGGATCACGGTTTCAAAGGCCCAACTGGACAATGGTACATCGAGAAGTCACTGACATCTATCGGTCAACAAGATCCTGTTTCAGAAATGAACAGCGAACTCTGGGCGACTGAGACAGATGACAACCGTGCACTCGTGCGGGAACGTAAGCGTCGTCTTCACTATGTGACCAACATCTATGTTGAGTCAGATCCATCTAATCCTCAGAACGAAGGCAAAGTCTTCCTGTACGAGTTTGGTAAAAAGATCTTTGATAAGATCATGGATCAGATGCAACCACAGTTTCAAGATGAAACACCGGTTGATCCCTTTGACTTCTGGGAAGGTGCTTCCTTCAAGTTGAAGATTCGTAATGTAGAAGGTTATCGTAACTACGATAAGTCTGAGTTTGCAGGTCAGTCAGCACTACTTGGTGGTGATGATGAAGCACTCGAAGGTGTGTACAATCAGATGTACGATCTAAACGAGTTCACCGATCCTTCGAACTATAAGACTTACGATGAGTTGAAGGCTCGTCTTCAGATGGTTCTTGGTGAACGGTCTTCTGCTCCGGTGACAACTCGTCAACAAGTTGAACTGGAGACGGTACGTGAACCTGCGCCAATGCAGCAAACGTCTGCCCCAGAGCCTCGATCGACTGCCACAGACGACGATGAAGATACGATGTCATTCTTCGCCAAACTGGCAAACGAGGACTAACCCGTCGCATAAGCACTTGCCCGTGTGCGGTTATCATTAACTGGTGACGCCATGGGCATATTCCCCATCTGATTACTTACATTGTTTTGATTAGAAGACTTCACAGAGTTGTCCTGAATAATAATTGGGGCAGCCTGTGAATTTCCTACATTAGTCAGAGTCTCAGAATTTATCTCTTCAGTAATTAGTTTTCGTGTTGATGAAGATGTGGTACTAATCTGATTCGATGTGTTATTAACATTTGAGACAGAGTTATAAAATTGATCAGGTATGGGATTTAAATTTATCGTTCCCCCACCAAGTGTCTTTCCAAAAAGTTCTGTTGACGGTAGTTCAAAGGTTAAAGAATCTTGCGGTATCATTTTAGCAATTCCTGCCATAATACCCTCTCCCGCTTGATAAGATTCTATAGCAGATCCTATTAATCTTATTGGGAAAGTCAATATGTCATAAATTTTTTGCACAACAGTTTTCATTAGGTCAACAACATCGAAGGACGCTAGGGTCTCTTCGAACTGTTCGAATCCTAACTGACCACTAATCCAACCTATGACATCTTTAAGAAGTTCAACGGGTGTAAAGACAAACGTAACAATACCATCCAATACACCTCTTGTGATCGCATCAAATTTTTCTGAAAAAGACGCACCGTCTGGTAGATCTGCTAATCGAGCTTGCACTCCTTCAAAAATATCAAATGCTAAAAATAATGGTCCAAAAATTCTTCCAACATTTCTAAGATATTTGCCAAATCTACTAGCAAGTTTTCTTACACGAGTGCCAATACCAGACAATAAAGGTAAACCACCCAACAGACCCGCACCACCAACGTCCGAAGGGGTAGTATCATCCGGCTCCGGTAAAGCGGGTCGCATACGTTCTCGACGTTCTTCTGACGCGATTCTAGCTTGATCTCGTAACAAACCAAGGAACTCGTCCATTTGTTGAATCAAAGTACCAATACCTTGATTTTGCATTTCAAACGTAATATTAGTTTGTTCTTTGATAGTGTTTAACGTATCATTTTGTATTTCTAGTTCAATGACTACGTCATCCAGTGTAATTGCCATTTGATGCCTTCTCTCTTGCTTGTTTTTCTTCTTCTAAAGCCTGTATTAAAAGAATAGTGTGAACTTCCCTTTCCCAAGGAATCATATTATCTAGTTCTGTTAAGGTGTAATTGTGATGCCTCTGAAGCAAAAAGTTCACTTTAAAGTGATTTGACAATTCTTCATGCGCGAGGCATATCAAAAAAAACTTTGCATCCCCTTTATTTCGATTGTATTTTGTGCACCACATCCTTGACATACTAACGGTAGATCATACTTGACTGTTGGTGAATTTTCAAAGAATGATGTTACCTTTGCAAACTGATCTTGTGTCATCGACTCAAGAAAAGACATAATACTTTCTGGAGTTTCATCTTCCATTTCAATACGTTCATCTTCAACAATTACTGTCTTGATACTATTTGCAATAAGTTCAAATCCTATTTCACTCTCTTCCGTGTTTGCTGGAATATCACGATAACTTGGATACTTCATCTCAACAGTGATTGTATCCGTCAATGGTATAATTGGATTCGCAGTTGACTTTGTACATTCAATTTCATTTAATGGAATTGTCACTGCATTCCTGTGTCCACAGTCTGGACACTGAATGTTAATCTCACTAGTCTCACCCGTTGACTTTGACCGCAACTGAATAAAAATGTATTCCAAATCAAATGTGGTCAGAGTATTTACATCAATGTTCTCAACGCAAGATGCAATTGTGTCATAGACCGCATTCATAATTTGTTGAGGATCTTCAGTGCTGGATGCAATCAAAAGAACCTTTTCTTCTTTTACTAAGTATGGTCGATACTTTAACTGAGCTCCCGTTGAAGGTACAGTCAGTGTGTACTTTGGTACATCATTTAACTTGGGTAATGCCATGATAAATCTCCATTATATTCTCTTAATAAAATCATAAATTTTGTTACCGATGCGTTGACCGATATCTGTACTGATACCTATATCTGTAGAAATGTTCAAATCGCGAGAGGGTTGCTTTAGTCTCACACCCGTCCAATTTCTATACTGAAAGGTCACTCCAATTTCACTGACAGTTCCCTTTGCATCGTCTGATAATGTTTCTTGTGTAAATGAAACAGGATATGCATTTTCCAGTGTCCAACGATAAGTAGCTGCACCCATAGTTTCAACACCAATCGATGCGTTTATATCAACATTTAAAAGATCACCAAACACACCTTTTCGTTTTGCGCCGTTCAATATTGGAAGTGCGATACCTTTGGTCAACTGAAAAATTTCTACCTTTCTCATATACGTCTCTGGATATGAAACAGAAATATTTCCATCCCCAACTTCATCGTATCGTTGGGTGATTGATGACTGCCAATCTTCCATGTATTGTCTGGTTATCTGATCATTCAGAACTCGAAACGACATAGACACGGTAGGATTCGAATAACCATACGCAACCAAATCCTGATCTACGCCAATTTCTCTCTGAACAGAAAGTAGATTACGAGAGGGCAACGTTATCGACTTACAGAAGAACTCGATGTTTTTCTTTTGAGACGCACTTGCATTACGGGTTGGTAATCTAATATAGTAAAGATTTGGATTTGCAAAACCACCACCCTCAGTCACCTTTGACTTCAGAGTGTCTAGACTTAAATATCTCATGTGATTGCTCTCCGTGCATCTGCATACGCTTGACTTCTACCACCTTTTTGCCATTGTGCGGCAGGAAGGAAAGTTGCAATTTCCCACTCAGGGGGTGGAACGTATGACAACCTACCTTCAACTTGGCTGGTAAGATAGTGTTTGTAACATGGTTTGAAGTAACGCATTGACGATGTCCTTTTCAAAAAGTTATAGGACACCTGAAATTTTGTCGTTTCATCAAACCTCTTATTGTTTGTAATACCCATCAACTCATCAAGAAACTTTGCACGTAGTGGTATGGGTAGATAATGTAAGTTCATTCCATAGAATCCCTTTGGTGCAGGGCCAACCGCGATGATTAACGGAAACGCATCCCAATAAGGAAGTGTGTCTCGATGTTTTGCATCGTAAAAGAACATGTACATTGATCCAGAAGCAGATCGTGTACGTTGTTCTATAGGATCTGACCGCATCAACTCTCGTCTATTTACTCGCATGTTCTGAACTCTTTTTCTGAACCATGCGCGAGACTCCCGTGTTCGCGGTGTTATACCGGCACGGAATGCTTCGAATTCTACTTTCTGAAATAAATTACTTGCCATGGTTCTATTTAGTCTTCTTCCTAGTGAATTTTGGCAGAGGTTTGAGTTTCTTCAAAGGTTTACCAATCATTGATTTCAACGGTTC